TATGAAGTTGAGCTGGCTACTCAGCAGTACACAACCAATCTTCAGCTTTTGCTGCAGCAGGAACGATCGAAACTCCGCGGCTATCTGAAGACCGGCAATCATGTGGGCAAAGGCGCTTCTCCGGTTCAATACATTGGAGCTTTGGAGTTTAAAGCGCCGCAGGGCCGTTTTGCGCCTGTTGCTCCGCAAGAACCGAATTATACCAGACGATGGGTGTTTCCCCAGGATCGGTCTCTTGCCGTTCTTGTGGATAGTTTCGATGAGTTGCGCACAACTATTGATCCCCGGGCTGGTATCAATGCTGCTGTGGTTGCGGCTGCGAATCGTGTACATGACGATATTGCTATCCAGGCGGCCTTTGCGAACGCGACGACTGGCGTAGACGGTACCAACTATACCACCGAGACTTTTGTTTCTGGCAACTATCAGGTTGCGCCTACGTTCGGCGGCGGTGGTAGCAATACCGGGATGATTTACCAGAAATTGGTTGAGGCTAAGCGCATCTTCCGGCACTGGGAGAATGACATGGACATGGTTCGGTTTTGCCTTGTCCTAGGTTCCCAGCAAGAAGCCGACCTCCTCAACCAGATCGAAGTAACGAGCCGGGAGTTTAATGACCAGCCGGTTGTAACCAACGGCAAGGTCACTCGGTTTATGGGCTTTGACATTATTTATTCGGAGCGCCTTCAGTACACCTCGAGCAACCTTCGCAACTGTATTGCCTTCGTCGACGATGGTATGTACATGGGTATGTGGAAGGACATCGAGACTACGATCAGTCAGCGCAACGATCTCGAGGGTCATCCCTGGCAAGCTTACAGTATGCTGACATGTGGCGCCACTCGACTGCAGCCTGGTAAGGTCGTGCAGATTCAGTGCTTTGATACGACCGGCTCCGATATCACCTACTAAGGTAGACGCAAATGGCCGCCGAAAATAAACAGTCAACCCAGATCTCGACGCTTGACGGGTATCCGTTTACCGGCCTTAGCGGCGGATCGCAGACCGGCCGACTTACTCAGGGACAGAATGCTGCCGGTACACTGGTGCAGATTGAAGGGTCGGTTACCCCAACCACCGCATCTACTACTGGCTGTTATTACCAGATGGTTCGAGTACCATCAAACGTGATCGTTAAGTCGGTTGAGGTAGTACAGCTTGGGGGAACCGTCACCACGTTTACTTTTGATACTACGATCGGTATCTCGGACAGTACGATTGACGGTTCGTCTCCTGCGCTTCAGGTGGTTCCGTCTGGTCTGACTACGGTCGCAAATGCGTATATTGCCAATCCAGCGGCAACTACGACTGGCTTGACTGGTTCGGCAGCTCTGTTTTCGAACGGTGGGGCAATCCTGACCACGGCAAACGCGGGAACCTGGCAGGACGTTACTCTGCTGAAGAACTACACCCTTGCGAATATGGAACAGCCGCTCTGGCAGGCCGCAGGATATGCGTCAGATCCGGGTGGGATGTTCGATATTGTGCTTTATGAAACGGCCACACAGAGTTTTACTGGCACGATGGTTGTTGGGTTGCGAGCTCGCTTCATGATGCCGGCAGGTTGAGATGGCTAGAGTAGGCGTGAAAGTCACTGGTGGTGGCGGGGCAAACCCGGCTCACCCCAGTCTACACAGCGTTACCCCTGCAGCATCCGAGGCGGGGGACGTTTATCTGAGCTATGATGACACTAAGATCACAGGCAATGCTCAGCTTCGTTCTGAGGTTGCGGCCGCCCTTGGTGCCATTATCAATGGCAAGTTTTCGGTGAACAGCTGATGGCTACGGCAACCATCTATATTAGCCTCACCGGTCCGCCGCCTGAGCTACCTGATATCGGCCCTGGCTCTACGTTTCAGGGAGCTACGGTCTTAGGCCAGGTACTTGGCCGGATCATGACGATCGGAACTTCTTCGGTTGGCGGCGCAACTTTTGAACTTCGGATGGTGGTAAATACCGGCTCTGAGGATGTTAATACCATCTTGAGTTCTGGCGTTGACTGCTGGTCTGCTATGGATGCTTGGCAGGCTCTCGATAAGTTTAAATTTATCATCCGGCAGCGTGGTTTCATCCTTGGTTCAGGCGGCCCTGGTACTGTTGCCGGCACTTCTTCAGGTCCGGGTACCCAGACCATTCAACTTCCGATCTAATGGCTCTCACTGGTGCTCGTACTAATGAGATCTTCCTGCAGGCTGCGGCACCTGGGACGTACGGTCCATACGTCCTCAATGGGGGGTTGTTCGCAATCGTTACGGTCTGGGGTGCAAGCGCAACGATTGCTCTCAATGTCTTGGGGCCAGACGGATCAACGCAAATCCCGGTTGCGACCTTAGCCAATACGACCACTTTTCAAAACGTCTACCTACCTACTGGTACCTACCAAGTCGTTATTGGTACGGCAGCCTCATCGATCTCGGTTCGTGAAATCCCGTTGAATTAGGGTCATGAAAAAGCTTCTCCTTGCCCTTGGGCTCCTTCTCCTTGGGGCCCTCGGGTCCGGGGAGGCACATGCCTGTAACGTCCCTAACCCAAACCTGCTTGCCGGCGACGGGGTCCATTCGTTTGCTGATGGTTGCCCAGTGCCGGCTGCGGCATTGAACCGAATACTCTCTACGTTCTCGAATACCATCAATGTTCCGGGGATTGATCCTCGCCTCTTTGGTGCGACGTGCGGCAGTGGCGACAGTACAGCCGGTATTCAGGCGGCGCTCAATTCTGCAGCTATAACCGGGTCTCCGCTAGGCGGTACAGTGTTGGTCCCATGCCCCATGACGGTGGCTGTCGGGAACATCAATATTTATGCGGGAACCAGGTTTTGGGGGAATGGCCCTGGCAGCGGCTCCAAAGGTCAATCGCAGATCCCTGGGCCTTCCACATGGCCGCCCACTCTTGGCGGATCGGTCAACTGTACTGGCGTGACTAGCAACTGCTTCAATATTGTAGGAGAAGGAGTTGATATTGGTTATCTGGTGGTTGGGAACCCGGAGCCGGTGCCTCCGTCAGGTGGTAGCTACGCCCCGAGCGTCTTTCCTTATATCTTTAGTGCAGCTTGTGGCGCAAATTGGCAATCGTTGCATATGCACGATTTGACCATCGTGTCAGCTTATAATGGTATTGATCTCGAGGGTTGTGCAAACTACAGCTCAAATAATTCGGGTGGATCTTCAGTTATTGAGCGCGTCTGGTTTAATGTAGTCCTGAATAACGCTATTAAGGCCCATCTGATTGACTACACCCCATTGCGTATTCGGGACATCGAGGGTTGGTCAGATTGGTACTACAACGTTGCGTCATTGGGCGCTTATGTTCGGGCCAACCTCAAATTCTTTGACATCGAGTACTGCGCTGCGTGCATGATCAGTGGAGTTGAAACTCCCCCTGCAAGATATGGCATCTGGTTTGACAACGGGACGGTTTCCAATCCGGGTACGGTGACATTGGCGTACACGGGCACCATGACCCAGATGCATTTCAACAATTCGTGCCAGGCAATTGCAGCATCTAATACGGCTCTGAGCCTTTGGCTAACCATTACGGACAGCAACATCTGGGGTGACCAAAGCAGCTTTCAGTGCTCGAAGGGGCTGCCAATGATTCAGCTCCCGTCGAACTTGGTTTATCTCTCTTTGAACGGGGTGGACGCCACTGCTATCGATACATTGACTGAAGTCGGCTGTGGTACCCCCTCGTCTGGATCTTGCCCACCCGGTGGATTTGCGGGGCAGTCTTACCTTCGTTTGACTGATCTGTTTGTCAACACCTACGCTACGAATACGTCCACGGCGCCGTTGCTCCAGGTGCCGTCAAACGCAATTCTCTCGATGCAAAATACCGACCCGCTCGAGTTGATCCCCTTCGCTGGGTCAACGGGAAAGCTGATCGGTCCAGGCTTTGACAGTACTACTGGATGTGACCGGCCTTATCAGATCGGTGGGGGTATCAACCAATCTTACAATGCCGCCACTCTGTCTGACAGCTGTGGCTTAGCTAGTACGATCTCAGGTGGGGCTCAGTTCTTAGTCGGCAACACGATAGTTGGTAGCGTGGGTTTTGGTACGGTTGCTGGCGGGGTTAATCTTTCCTCTTCTAAGAGTGTCTTCCTTAATCCAGGGGGTGTGACTGGGATTGTCAATAACACGGACGGTTCCCTCTCTTTAGTATCCAAGCTGTTCGCTGCGCTGCCAACTTGCAACAGCGGGGAATCGGGGGCTATATTTCGTGTTCCTGACGTGAATACCGCTACCCCGTCAATTACCTGGGGCGCTGTCATCAATACGGGCGGGGGCAGCAACCAAGTCATTGCAGTCTGCAACGGGGCCAACTGGATCATTCACTGACATGACACTCAAACATTTTTTCATTATATCGGCGATTGGCATCTGGGCATTGGTTGGCATTGCTGGCTACCATGTCTTCATCGATCATGCGCTTACCGTCATGTACGTATGTGCTACACCAGAAAATCATTTGGCTGATCCAGGACCGCCCCCGGGTGTGGCTTCGCCGCATTCTAAGCCCGAAATGCCGGTGCCAAAGCCGGAACCGCCGAAGTGACCGAGTACACGACCAATATCGATATCTGCAACAAGGCATTACAGGAGATCGGGTGCGCCAGGATCACTTCGCTCTCTGGGAGCCGCAATGCAGACGAGTGCGGCTTTCTCTACGATAAGGCCCGGCAGGCGTTGCTTCGGGAACACGTTTGGGGTTTCTCGATTGCTTATCAGACATTGGAACTGTCAGGCACGGTTGTTTATCAGAACCAGCTGAACCGCAATAAGTTTAGTCTCCCCACCGACTTTGTTCGGCTTGCGGATCAGAACCCGCGGCAGCCAAACCAGCTTTCCCAAGCAGTCACAGGCGGTATCAAATCAACCGATTATTCCATTGAGGGTGGGTACCTGGTGACTGGACAGCCCTCAGTGATATTGCGTTATGCCAGCAATGTGATGGATGTCACTCTCATGGACCCGCTCTTTTGTGATGCCTTGGCAGCTAAGATGTGTGTCGACGGCCTGGCTGAGATGCTGACTCAGAATGTGCAAAAGCGACAACTGGCTGAACAGCGCTATACGTCTCGAATTGCCCTGGCTAAAATAATTCAGATCATCGAGGCTGCCGGTGACGAGCCGATTGAAGAGATGTTGAGGAGTGCACGGGTGCTCGAGCAGCCACCACGGCCGCAACAGCAACAGCAGCAACCACAAGGGAGGTAAGTGATGAGCAAGATCGGAGCTGATCTCATCGAGGGGATGGAGAACGCGGTAGCTCACGCTCGTGATCAAAAGCCTAGGGTTATCCATGTTCCTGTAAAGGAGGAAGTGATGAAGAGGACACAACCACCGAAAGCCAAATTGCCGCCCATCGCTGATATCGAGGCAATGATGACGGAGTGGTTTGTCGAAGATCCGACTTGGGCAAAGCAGATATCCGATGATCTCTGGGAGCAGCTTGGTAAGTCGCGAGCAGGGATGTTTGATCAATGAGCCAATACGGGGCTCCGGTCGATATTATCAATCGGGCTCTGCAAATCCTCGAGGTACCGCGTATCCAGACGCTTATGGACTTTTCTCCTGGGGCAATCGAGGCAGGCTTCCTCTACGACAAGATTCGTCGAGCAATGCTGCGGAGGCACGTATGGACGTTTGCTACGCGACGGGCGGCTCTCCGGCCGGTTGCCACTACTACGGTCTTGTTGTCACCCGCAATGTGGACGGCCGACATATACGAAGCCGGATCGATTGTATCCTACCAGGGTGTCCTCTATATTGCATTAGTCGAGAACGCGGGTGGGACACCTGGCCAGCCCAGCTCTGGATGGGAGCAGTATTTCGGGCCACTTACCGTGACGCCATGGAACATTCCAACCCCAACGCCGCCCCTGTTGCAGGCGATTGATGTAAATCCGTACCTCCCACAGACCCCGGTGGGTGTTGGGATTACTCCTTATGGAGCTGGACCGGGAACGGTTGGGTACCATACGGGGGAATTGACGTACCTCCCGAAAGGCGACGGTACGTATCTGGTCTTCCGGGCTACTCTGACAACCGCAAATAGGCCCCCGAATATTCCTTCGTCGACAGTTCAGCCGGCCGGCACCAACGCACCAAACGGTCCACTGCTTGCTGATCCCTGGGACGCCGGTATTACCTACGCACAGGGCCAGCTGGCAGCGTTTCCACCTTTGGGACTGTGGCTGTTGGGAATCTCGGCAGGCACTGAAGTCTTGGGAGCACAGGTTTATCAAAGCACGGTTGACCTCAACATCGGCAATCAGCCGGATCTCGTGCAATCAGATGCATTACTCACTTGGAATTCGACTAATCCATACTCTGTGGGAGACCATGCATGGGGTTCAGACAGCCAGGTTTACCAATGTCTGGTCGCGAATACGGGCCAAGACCCAACGATGGACCAGCTGTTTGCGTACTGGCTGCCAATGACGATGTGGGTTGGTACATGGACCAACGTGGTTTCACCGAGCCCGCGGGCTTTCTCGAATGGCTGGCAATATATCGCGGGTACCCTCTCGACGATGCCGATCAACTACCCGATTACGAGTGGTCCGGTAGACGACACATTGACTTTGAACGCTTACAAATTGCCGGCAAACTGCCTTCGGGAAGCCCCCTCAGATCCAAAGCACGGAAACATCGGATGGTTGGGCGCCCCGTCAGGTGGCGTCTGGTACGATGACCGCGAGCTTGAGGGTGGCTTCATTGTAACGCAAGATACCAAGCCTATCATTTATCGCTTTGTAGCGGACATAACTGACGTGTTCGCAATGGATGATTTGTTCTGCGAAGCCTTTGCAGCCTCGATTGCTCGAGCAGTTCAGCCAATACTGCAGCCTGAGCGTAACGACTTGTTCCAGAGGGCCAAGGCTGTCCTTGACGAAACAATGGATGACGCGCTTAAGATCAACGCAATTGAGGCTGGTTCTGTCGAGCCTCCGGTCGACGATCTCTTAACATGCCGTCTATGAGCTATGGCCCGCAGCAGCTGGACCCAATCAAATTTCTTGGGTGGAGAATGGAGCCCATCGGCACACGGGCGGCTCGATCTTCCTGAGTACAAGACTGCGCTTGACCAAAGTCGCAACGGGATGCCCCAGGAAGAGGGGTCCTGGGTTAGACGCTCGGGTACCCGCATGTGTGGCCCAACCCCGAACGGTGAGTTTGGAGTCAACTTCTCTTGGGATATCGCGGGCCAGGCAATCTATGACATCGAGATCTCGGTGTCCGTAGGACAGGGTAGCGTTCTTCGTTTATGGCAAGGAGATCAACCCCTTCTATCTGGATTCCCGACTACTGTTACTGCAATAACACCTACGTTTCCGGCGGTCCTTACACTCGCTGCACCGGTAACTTGGAATACTGGGGATATTGTGCTGATCCAAATCGGGGCCGGGATGCTCAACGGTACAACCGACTGGGCTCCCATCCTGAACCGTCAACTGCAGGTTACCCAGATTAACAGTACCCACTACAGCGTTCCGATCGACGGCTCAGTGCTTCCTGGAATACTTCCGGCTGCCGTCCACATTGGCAAGATTGCTGCGTTTAGTGTGCCGCAGTGGACCACGGTTGCGCAATTGTTCAATATTTGTCCGCTTATTTCGACATTTAACGGCCAGCTTCAGTGTTATTTTTTCTGCCTTGGTACACAGCCAGCTGTTCTAACGTTGACGGTACCTGGTACTTCTACGACATGGCCGTCCTTCAGTGTGACAAATCCGTATTTCCAGGGGCCTTATCAGGAGTTTTCTTTTGATCAGAACGGAGTTGTTTCAGCGGCGACGGGGATCGTTACGCTGACTTCATCTGGGCCGGTTCAGCCAAACGGAGGTGCCGGGTTCTTAGCAACTGATGCCGGTCGGGCAATCAGATTGCTTTCACAGCCTCCGCCTTATAATTCTGGGACGACTTATTCGGCCGGCTCTACGGTCATGTGGCAAAATGTTTCGTACTTCTTCATAAATGGGACACCAACAGCGGGTAAGCAGCCTGATCTGAGTCCGACATTTTGGGCAATCGACCTCGGTCTTATTCAGTGGGTCGATACTATGATCACGGCCTTTATCGATAGTGCTCACGTTTCGGTCGATCTCAGTAATTTTACTCTTCTAGCCACCAACGGTTTAGGGGTCACCACCTTTACCCTGGGGGTCTATACGGCTACTGGGAACGTCTGGCCGAGCTGCGGCACCTTTCATGAGGGCCGACTGTGGCTTACAGGAGCTGTGCCAAACGAGGTGGATGCAAGCGAGGTTCAATTGCCAACTTCGTTTCGTCCAACCGATTTCAACGGCAATGTCCTCGACAGCAGTGCAATCTCCTACTCCATTCTGTCACCCTCGAACAACCTGGCTGTTTGGATGGTACCGGATCAGCAGGGCATCGTGATGGGGACCCAGGCTGAGGAATGGCTGATTACCTCAACTGCCAACAATAATATCCTGACGCCGACCACGATGCAGGCGCATCGAGTAACTAAATTTGGCAGCTATTTTGCACAGCCGGTTCATGCTGGTTTGTCCTACATCTTCATCGAGCGGTACGGCAACATCATATTGGAATATCTTGCGGATACATTTTCGCAGAGATTAGGAGCTCTACCAATCAATGCGCACGCACGGACCGTCAGCAACTTCGTCAGCAAACTCGCATATACGGCCAACACCGTCCCCGTCGTCTGGGCACGGACTTTCAGTGGTGGCCTCAGTGGCTGCACGTATCGCCGCACAAGCCGGTTCCTTAACCAGCCCCCCGACTTCCACGGATGGCATCAG